ATGACTTCTCTCTCCCCGAAAGCATTTATTTAAAGGGTTTTAAAATAAAACTGCAGGTGAAAGGGTGTTTTTTAGCGTAATGTCTGGTTATTCGTACAAATACCGCCGAGCGCGTGAGGTACTCCTTTTAGGTAACCCTATTTGTGCGTATTGTAAGGTTAAGCGTGCTGACACCGCCGACCATGTACCGCCGTTGTCTTCTTTTCCTGCACCGGAACTATGGCAGGGTGACCTCGTACCGTGTTGTAAGGGGTGCAACTCTAGAATGGGTGCTAAACTCGTGAACGATAAACGCAGGAAGCATAAAAGGTCTAGAGAATGGTAAAGACACCGCAGGCACGACATAGAGAAGCCGCCGAAATCGTATTAGCGACAGTACCGCAGGCAAACGCCAGCCTATGCGTAGCATTACGGGCTATAGCAGACGCGTGGGACAATGTAGAAAACGGCAACTACGACCCTAAACTCATAACGGGCTTGTCAGTGCAACTATTTAAATGTTTGGACCGTTTGGGTATAGAAGCTGATCATGACGTATGGGAAGACCTAAGCAGAGAGCTGACACGCTGATGTCGTATAAGTGTGAGATGTGCGATAACTGGGCTACACGCTGGGCGCTATGTGACCACTGCTACGCCTACATGAATCACCCTAGCTATCAGGGAACATTAAAAGAATATAAGTTACATGATGAAACCGTATTACCAAGACGACCACGCAACGATTTACCACGCTGACGCTAGGGAACTATTACCGCAGTTAGTGTTTGATGTTGTAGTAACCGACCCACCCTACGGTATCAACTACAAACAGACAATAAAAAGTGCTACAGATTACAAAAGAATAGTAGGTGATGAAAACACTGATATAGCTAGATGGATAATTAAGGAAGTACACCCTAAACCTATGCTTGTATTTGGCATTAATCATTTTGCAGATTGTTTACCTGTTGCAGGGCGGTGGATATGTTGGGACAAACGAGTGGTCGAAAGCGCCGATAAAATGCTAGGTTCCCCTTTTGAGTTAGCATGGATTAACACGCCGGAAGATAAAGCCGGATATATCATACGGCTACAGCACGGCGGTATTGTAAACGCAGATAAAGCAAAAGAAAAAAGATGCCACCCGACACAGAAACCAGTTAAGTTATTACGGCGTTGTATTCAATACATGCCAGAAGGCGTAATACTAGATCCTTTTATGGGTTCAGGTTCCACGCTACGCGCCGCTAAAGACTTAAACCGGCAAAGCATAGGCATAGAAATAGACGAACAATACTGCGAAATAGCGGCACGCAGACTAGCACAAGAAGTACTAGCACTATGAAACCGGCACGTTGGGCGACTGAACGCAACCCAGACCGACTAACACACGGCGCACAGCTAGCGAAAGTAGCCGAACAGTTAGGCTTCGAGTTATTTGAGTGGCAACGGCAAGTAGCTGACGTAGCGCTAGAACTAGACGCAGAAGGTCACTATTTTTGGCGGTCAGTCGGAGTCAGCGTCGGCAGGCAAAATGGCAAGACAGCGCTAGCCGCCATACGCGCCGCACTAGAACTACTAAAACCAAACACAGTAAGCGTCGTAACAGCGCAAGATCGTAACATGGCAAGAAATAAATTTACAGAAACTTGCGAACTCTTACTAGACACACCACTAAGTAAACGTGTCAAACGCTATGTACGCGCTAACGGACAAGAAGCGCTATACATGAACAACGGTAGCCAGTACAGAATTGTTACACCAAACGCACAAGGCGCTAGAGGGCTAACCGTAGACTTAGCAATAGTAGACGAAGCACTAGCACATGACCTACGACTAGTGGCGGCACTACAACCAACAATGGCTACACGCAAAAGCGCACAGCTCTGGCTTTTGAGCAATGCCGGTGGTCCCTACAGTACGATGCTATCCCACTACCGCAAACTAGGGCATGCTGGTAACCCGTCACTGTGTTGGCTTGAATGGGCGGCGGCTGAAGATTGCGACATATTTGATGAGGACGTTTGGTATGAGGCAATACCCACACTGGGAGAAGACAAAGGCGTAACAATAGAAGCCGTAAGAGAAGCTGTACAAACAACCGAACCGCTAATTTTTATGTCGGAATGGCTTAATATTTGGCATAGTTTGAAAAGCCAGACAGTTATCGACCCCGAACAATGGGTGGCACTACAACGCGAAGACATACAAATAGGGTCGTATATGGTGTTTGGTGTAGACGTAAGCCCAGACAGGGACAGGGCAAGCATTGGCGCTAGTGGGCTAGCCGGTGCGTACACCGCACTTGAGGTTATTGAGTCAGAAAATCGTATTGGTTGGCTAAAAGACCGAATACTACAACTGCACCAGAAATGGCGTATGCCTTTTGTTATAGATTCAGGCGCCGCCGCTAGTAGTTTGATAGGTGAGTTAGAAGCCGAAGGCGTACATGTTATACCCATAAACATGCGCCAGTACGGACAAGCTTGCGGGTCGTTTTACGACGCCGTACAAGACGGCACTATCTCACACATGGGCGACATACGCTTACAGCACGCAATCGAAGGCGCAACAAAACGCAAACTAGGCGAGCAATGGGCGTGGTCACGCAAAACCGCAGAGAACGTAGACATAACACCACTCGTAGCTGTGACACTGGCGAGATTTGCTTTAACTAACAACTTAGCCAACCCGACACCAAAGGTTGCTATACACTAACCATAGGACAATATAGAGTATGATAGAAAAAAAATACTTAGCCTTAGCGCTAGAACTAATAGGCGTAACATCTATATGTTTCGCTATATACCTGATTTGGAACCTAGCCGCCTGCTTAATCGCTGGTGGCATAGTAGCTGTACTGATAGGGGCGGCATTGGAAAACAGCAAATGATAATTAACAGCTTATTAGGACGGCAGAACCGTAGCACGCAAATTACCCTGCCGGACCGTTACCTACCACCACAAAGCCTGACGGGCGGTTTGAACGTTACGGAAGGCACGACACTTTCAATACCGGTTGCCTATCGTTGCGTACAACTCATTAGCGACAGCATCGGAAGCTTGCCGTTTGACGCATACAGGGACGATCAGCGCCTAGACCCAACACCTGCAATATTACGACAACCCGACCCTAACTTTACACGCATGGAGACAATAGCTAGCGCCGTTAGTTGTCTAGTTATGCGAGGCAACGCCTACTTTTTACTAGGCAACACCGACCGAAACAATTTTTATCAGACCGCTGTTCTGTTGTCCCCTGACGCTGTAACGGTCCAGATGCTCGACGATGGTCAAATCATCTACAAGGTGAACCGGAACACATACGACGCATCGCAAATATTGCATATAAGGGGCGGTGTTATTTCCGCTGGCAATATTATGGGCGCTGGACCGTTACAGTTGCAACGCAGAACATTAGGTTTAAGTTTGGCTGGTGACGAGTCAGCAAGTGAAATGCACGTTAACGGCTCTATTCCTAGCGGTGTTATTAACAGTCCTAGCGAATTATCGCAGGACGAAGCGAAAGAACTAAAGTCAGCGTTTCTACAAGCGCACGGGGGACGGCAGAAAAGCCCAGCGGTACTGAGTGGCGGTCTTAGCTACCAGCCGTTGAGCTTCTCCCCTGACGACCTACAACTACTAGAAAGTAGACGGTACAGCGCAGAACAACTATGCACAGTGTTTGGCGTATATCCGCACATGGTAGGCGTCAGCACTGACGGCAATAGCAAAACCTACAGCAACGTAACCCAAGACAACCGCTCATTTGTCACCTACACACTACGCGGTTACATGTCACGCATAGAGCAAGCATTTAGCCGACTACTACCACGTGGACAAGTAGCATTATTCGACACTGACGATTTTCAACGCGCAGACAGACGCGAACGCTTCGAGGCACACAAAATAGGTATTGACAGCGGTTTTCTTAGTGTTGATGAAGTACGGCGTATAGAAGATTTACCGCAAGATGAAACGATTGTTGAGGTGACAGAATGAGCGAACTAGAAACACGAACTATAGAGTTTAGTGACTTAGAAACACGCAACGACAACGACGGGCATCATATTGTAGGTCTGGTCGTTCCGTTCATGTCAAAATATGACACGGGGCGCTATGTTGAGACACTATCAAGCGGCGTATTTGACAAGTCGATCAAGGAGAGAGGCAACCGCATACCGCTACTAGAACAACACGACACACAACGGCACCCTATAGGCATGAGTGTTAGTTGGGAAAAAACCGCAACAGGGCTTATAGCTGATTTTAAGCTGGCAGGCACAGCTAGGGGCGAAGAAGCCCGAACATTAGCACAAGAGGGGCTAGTGACCGGATTGAGCGTTGGATTTATCCCCGTCAGAAACAAGACTTCGCAGGTAAACGGACGACAGCACGTACAACGCCTAGAAGCGAAACTTGACCATGTAGGGCTAGTAACACAACCGGCGTACCAAGAAGCGCAAGTACTATCAACTAGGGCATACGACCCTGACGACGAAGAACTCGTACCACGACTAGCACGCTGGCGGCATTTGTTAACTAATCCTTGAACTAGCACAATCTGTAGGTTACAATCAGGCTTATATCCGCGCCGTATGCTACGCCGTTGTAATCCAACACCTAGCAAACACCCAGATAACATAATCACAACAATTTATTTGGAGAAATAATGAAATTACTTGACCAACTGGTCGAGGAACGCGCAGAGATCAGCACCGCACAAGAAGGCTTAGTAAACCGTGCCGCTGACGAAGAACGCGACCTCACCGAAACAGAAGACACCAGTCTAAAAGACTTGGCAACAAGAGCTGTAGAGCTTGACGCAAGAATACAAGAACTACGAGACGTACAAACCGCTAATTTGGAAGCCGCTAAACTTCGCGCTGAAGTAGCCGCTACTGATGACAGCGAAACACGGGCAGTAGGCAACGTTGTCGTTACAAACGAACCACTAACCTACGCAGAAGAAAACCGTAACGTTAGTTTTTTCGCTGACCTATACAATATGCAATTTAACAACGACATCGAAGCAAGTGACCGTATCAGGCGACACAGGCAAGAAATGGACATTGAACACAGGGACGGAACAACCGCAAATTACGCCGGTCTCGTCGTCCCTCAGTATCTCACCGCTCTCGCCGCTGAGCTTTCACGAGCAGGGCGACCATTCAGCGACCAATGCACAAGCCTACCGCTACCCGATGACGGCATGACAATAAACATTAGTCGTGTAACCACCGGCAGTAGCGCCGCCGCACAAGCCGCCGAAAATAACGCAGTATCAGAAACGGATTTGGACGATTCCTTAATTTCCGTTGACATCAGAACCATAGCCTCTGGTCAGCAAGTTTCAAGGCAAGCTATTGAGCGTGGCACCGGCATAGACGCACTTATCGCCGCTGACATGATGGGCGCAGTAGCAACATCAGTAGAAGACCAAGTTATACACGGTTCAGGGTCATCAGGCAACCTACTAGGATTGTCCAACATTAGTGGCACAAATGCAATCACGTTTACCGACGGTTCCCCTACGGCGGCGGAAACATATTCTAAAATCGTGGACGGCATACAGCAGATTAACAGCAACCGCTTTGCAGGTGCTGATCTAATTCTGATGCACCCACGGAGGTTAGCGGCTATGCAGGCGGGACAAGATTCTAGTGGACGCCCCCTTGTTGTGCCAAGTAACCAAGTTCCCCAAAATTCACTTGGTGTAGGACCGATAGCCGGTTACGGTAACACAGGCGCCAGCATTGCAGGTCTGCCAGTAGTTACATCAGGCAAGGTCACAACCACAAGCGGTAGCGGTGGCAACGAAGACATGATCTTTATTGTTCGACGTGCCGACATGCTCCTATTTGAAGACAACACACAACCAGTGATGGTGAGAATGGACCAAACAGCAGGCTTAAACCTCACAGTTACGCTTGTTGCATACCAGTACGCTTGCTTCGTTGGTGGACGCTATCCAGCATCTATCAGCAAAATCAGCGGAACCGGATTGGTAGCTCCTACCTTCTAATTGAGTCTTGAGGGGCGGCACTGGTAGCCGGTGCCGTCTCTCACCTCTCAGAAAGGCAAATATGTCAAAATCATTATGGGAAAAACAGGCACCTAGTCGAGTACAAAAACCTAAGAAGGAAACAGTTAAGAAGGCACCTGCTAAGAAGGCATCTGCTAAGAAGAAGTAGGCAATGCCCAATTACGTCACACGCGATCTTGTTAAGCAGTACCTTGGAATTCCCTCAGGTACGTCGTCAGAAGATACAGCGATAGATAATGCTATAGCGGCGGCAGAAGCCGAAATCGACCAAATCACAGGGCGCACCTTCGTTGTACCTAGTAGTGCTACCGCTAAAGTATTTGTACCGTACGACGATTACACCGTGTACGTTGACGATATTGCTAAAACTGACGGTTTAATCGTTAAAGAAGATACAACGCTTGACGGCACCTACGATACAACGCTGACAATCACTACAGATTACTTTCTAGACGGCAACACAGCGCCGTACAGGGTAATTAGGCGTGTAGACGGTGATTCATACACTAGGGGACGTTACGGGCGTCCTACGTTGCAGGTAACAGCGTTTTATGGTTATGCAATGACGGTACCCGATCAGGTTAAGCAATGCGCGCTAGTCATAGCGGCACGCTTGTATCAGCGTCGTAGCAGTCCGTTAGGCTTTCAGGCTGGTAGCGTAGATGTCGGCTTCGTTCGTATTTCGAGGACGGACCCAGAGGTTATAGCGTTGCTTAGAGGGTTGAAACTACCGGCGGCGGCATAGTCGTGGATTACGACAACATCAGGGCAGGCATTAAGACACGGTTAGAAGCCGTCAGCAGTCCACAAGCATTTGTAACCGTTTATGACTTCGTACCAGACTTTCTTACACCACCCTGCGCTATAGTCGTACCCAGTAACAATGCGATAACGTTTCATGAAGCTATGGGTACGGTAGCCGCTGGTTTGGCAACGTGCCGGTTTGATATTGTTATAGCGGCGCAACGTTTCGAGAGTACAGCAAACCAAGAACTGCTAAACGATTATCTAGTAAGTGTGCCGACAGCGTTAGAAGCAGACCAGACATTAGGCGGAGAAGCGAAAAGCGTTACGGTTACGAATGCACGCAACTATGGACCCATAAGCTTCGCTGATGCGGTATTCTTAGGCGTACAGTTAGATTTAGAAGTTTTGGTTTAAAGGAGAATTATGAGCAAGTACGAAGTGACATCTGATAACCTTAGTGGTCACGAAAAAGGCGACAGCGTAACAGCAAAGCAGTTAGCAGGCGCAAACATAGAAGCCCTAATACAGGGCGGACATTTAAAAGAAACAAACCCTACAACAAAAAAGGATAAGTAAACAATGGCAGAATTTATGCTAAACGACGCAAGCATTACTATAAACAGCGTTGATCTAAGCACATACGTTACCAGCGTAACGTTGTCGCAAAGCGCCGACAGCTTAGAAACAACCGCTATGGGTGACACAGCGCGCACATTTATAGGCGGATTAACAAACGGAACATTGGACATTGACTTCAATGCTGATTTTGCGGCGTCAAAGACAGAAGCAACAATATTTCCTCTAGTCGGTACATCTACTGCGGTAGTTGTTAAACCGGCAAGCGGTAGTGTCTCGGCGACCAATCCCAGTTTTTCATTCAATTGTATAGTGACGGAGTGGGACAGCCTGAACGGTTCAATCGGTGAACTAGCAACGCATAGTGTTAGCTGGCAAATCGCAGGCGCCATAACAAAGGCGACGAGCTAGTACGATGCTAGGGTCAGACATCAGGCTACAAATTACGCCCGCTGGTGACAGCGACGCGTACACAGTGTCAATAAGCCTTAAGACAGCAATAGCATTCGAACGCGAGTTTAAAACAACGCTAGCAGGCGCTTTTAGTAACGACCCAAGCATAGAACATATATGTTGGCTTGCATGGACCGCTACACGCGAAAGCGGCAGAGTAGTTAAGTTGTTTGATGAGTGGGTAAGCACCGAAATAGCAGATATTACGCTAGTGGAGAGTGAACCCGATTTTTTAACAAGCGAGCCACAGCATATACAATCGCTAGGCTAGCGCTCATCACCAGACAACCATATACACAGCTTTTAGAATGCGACCCGTACGAGTTACGAGCGTTGACAATGGCGCACAACGACATACAAAAAGAGAGAGAACGAGCAAGTAAGCGGAACAGGTAACATGGCAAAAAGTATTAAAGCGACAGGCGTTAAGGAATTACGCAGAGAGCTACGCCGTATGGGGGACGACTTAGAAGACTTAAAAGCCCTTAACCTTGACGTTGCTACGCTTGTTAGTGACCGTGCGAAAGACATAGTGCCACGACGTACAGGTAAACTAGCCGATACGATACGCCCAGCAGGAACCAAAACCGCAGGTAGGGTGCGGGCAGGGTTCAAACGCGTACCGTACGCAGGCGTCATACACTTCGGACACCCAGCAAGAGGCATACAGCCACAACCGTTCCTTTATGATGCGTTAGACCAGCGCAGGGGCGAAGTATTTGACGCTTACTTTAAGGGTGTTAAGAAAATACAGCGTAAGGCAGGCTTATAAATGGCTAAAAAAACGAGCATCATTAACGTCGTTGTTGCTGGTGATAGCAAACCGTTACGCAAAGCTTTAGGCAAAGCCACACAGTCACTGGGCAACGTTACTAAGCAGATAGGTAAGTTCTCTGTTGCCGCTGGTGCCGCTTTTGCTGGTTTGGGCGCTAAAAGCATCGGTTTAGCCGTTGATTTTGAAGAATCACTGTCTAAGGCAAATCAAATATTTGGTGACGCCGCTAAAGGTATTGAGGACGCCGCTAAAAGCGCCGCTACGGAAGTAGGGTTATCACGCGCAGAGTTTCTGGAAGCGTCGTCATCGTTTGGTGTGTTTGGTAAAGCCGCCGGTTTGACAGGTGACGAACTGTCAGGCTTCGCTAGTGACCTAGTAACATTGTCAGCCGATGTTGCCAGCTTTAATAATTTACGACCAGAGCAAGCACTGGAAAAACTAAATGCTGGGCTTAGGGGTAGCGTAGAACCGTTGCAATCTATTGGTGTGTTAATGAATGCCGCCGCTGTCGAAACAGAAGCCCTAAACATGGGACTAATAGAGCAGGGTGAGGAATTAAGCGAAGGTCAGAAGATACTTGCACGTCATAGCCTTATCATGCAACAACTGGGCGAGCAAGGGGCTACCGGCGACTTCAATAGGACATCTTCGCAACTTGCTAACACCCAAAGAATTTTGCATGCACGCGTTAAAGATTTAGGTATAACACTGGGTCAGGTGTTGTTGCCTATTGCTGAGAAAATGGCGGACGTTACCGGCAGGCTGATAACGAAATTTGAGGGTTGGTCACCAAAAATACAGGACGTATTTAACAAAGTTAAAGACCTGCTTATACCTGTCAAAGAATTAGCGCAAGAATGGCTACCAACAATAGCAAGCGCAGTTAAGGATTTGGTAGGCGAAACAGTAATACCAGCACTTGTAACAGCATTTAATAAAGTTAAGGAAGTTATTAACGACAACATAATACCAGCATTTTCAGCTGTCGTAGATTTCGCTAAAACGAAAATACCGGAAGCGTTTGACGCATCAGTAGAACACGTAAAAGCATATAAGGACGAATACATAGCATTAGGCAGTGCCATAGGCGCCGCCATAGTTGCAATAGCCTTATTTAAAACAGCGTTAAAAATTACTGTTGCTTTTAAAGCTGTCGCCGCCGCATTTGCCGCAATATTTGCTGTCGCTACAGCACCGCTAACTATCGCAATAGTGTTAATAGCCGCCGCCGTAGGCGGCATAGTGTTATTAGCGTTAAAGTCTGAGGACGCACGCAACGCGTTAGGTGCTATGGCTGACTTTGTAAAGCAAAAAATAGAAAGTGTTATAGAAGTTATTGAACGCGCAGTCAATCTAGTACAGAAACTTATTGATATAAGCAAAAAAGTAGTAGCACCAGTGGTAGCGGCTAGTGAAGCCGGTTTATTTACAGCATTTGGTCAAACACCAGTAGGCAAGGCTATAGGCGGTGGATTTAATTTATTTAAAGATCTAGTGGGCGGAATACGCGCACGCGCTGAAGGCGGCATAGTTACGCGTCCTGAACTTTCTTTAATAGGTGAGGCAGGACCAGAAGCCATAATACCGTTAGACAGATTAAACACTATGGGCGGTGGCATGAATGTAACCGTTAACATGCCTGCCGGAGCTGACGGCAACGACGTAGTACAAGCATTAGAAGACTATGTAAGGCGCAACGGAAGCATACCGCTAGCAGTAAACAATCTTGTAAGAAAATGACCGTAACAAGCACATGGCAGGTCGAGTTCCTAGACGCTAGCACCACAACAGACCTAACAAGCAACGTCTTAGGATTCAGCATACATCAGAACGTGCAAATAGGTCGTTTTGCTACGTTCGGCGGTTACATGCACCTAGACAACACCGGCAACATTTTTACACCGTCAGGCGGCGGCACATATCAGGCGTTTACTTGGTTTAATAAAATAGTGCGTATAACTTGCGACATTAACGACGGGTCTACGACTAGCAGCGCTGACGTAGCGTACATGGTCGTTACTGACATGGATTTTAAGGACGACGGCAACTATGCAACAGTCATGTTAACATTGGCTGACTGTTACACGTATGCTGGGCGTGACGCTGTAACAGCATTAGACGTAAGCGCCGCATTTGGTGAATTAGACGCAGTAGCGCAAAATATGGTTAACGGTGTGCCGTCAGGCGTAGACGCCGTGCCTTTTCCTAAGTTCGGTGCAACAAACGCAACAGTTAGCGCTTTCTCAAAACTAAACAATGTTGACCCAGCAGAAACAGCTACATATCCAATAGGCTACACGGGCATTATTCAAGAATTCGAAGACGGCACAGCACGCGACTACATAAGCAACCAAATACTACCTAGTGGTCCTGCCGTAGCGTTTCCAACAACCGCAACATATGACAGCAGTACGGCTAAATGGACGCTGAACGCCGCATACATAAATCGATTACTAACTAAAGAAACAGTTAGCAGTACCGATCACTTTAAAACGTTTGACATGACCGGCGATAAAACGGCTGATAAGTTACCACTAAAAAACGTTAGTACCCAGTACAACACAGTTGACACCATCAATCAAGCACAAATACAAGCACAGATACCGGCTAGCGGTAGCGGAGCCACTTTTGTTAATGACACAACAAGCCAAGACACACTAGGCATACGTAGCGTAACATACAACAAAGTTATTCCTGTAGTAGTTGGCGGTGCGACAGACACAGAAAAAACCGTAATTGCTAATTTTTGGGTTAAACGCTTCCCTACAGTACATTTCACGGCGCAAACAGCGACTTTGAGCATGTCAGCGATAGATCAACAAATAGACAGCAGTAGCAGACAAAACTACGCAGACTTCTTGAGCGTACAAACATGTTTATTTAGCCACGCAAAAATAACGTTTACAGCTACAGGCGCAAGTTCAGCAAAAACCTACCAAAGCGTCATAACTGGGCGCATGATACACGTATCACCAAACGACACAACCATTACGCTACGTCTAGCTACTTCTGACGATAATCAAAGCATAAAACTAGATAATACCGATATAGGACTTTTAGACACAAATAGGCTAGGGTAGACGCATGGCAAATCCGTTTGATTTTAGCTCAGGCGCCGTACTAACTGCGGCACAATTAAACCAGATAGGCGACTACGAAAGCTGGACGCCAACACTAACAAACATAACGCTAGGTAGTGGAACTGTTAACGCTCACTACGCGCAGGTAAACGAATTTGTACACTTTGAAATAGAATTTTTAAGTGCGAGTGACACTTCATTTAGTAGTACAAGTATGCAATTTAGTATGCCAGTTAATTACGGCGGTGCTTTAAATTTTGTTGGGCTTGGCAACGGTTGGGTACGACCCGACGGCACAGGCACGATTTACCCAATACAGGTAATAGGCGTACAAAGTAGCAACAATATAGTGCCGTATTACATGCAAAATTTTACAAGCGTACAAGTAATATCTGTAAGAGAATCTTTACCGGAAACATGGATTAAAAGCAACGGTGTACTATATATGGCTGGGAGTTACCGTGCCGCATAGCATAGGACTAGATACGATACTTGCACCAGAAGGCAACGAAAACGCGTATTACACTAACCAGATGCGCGCATGGCGCGACGATCTCTTGAGGCAATCTGATTGGACACAAATGCCAGACAGTCCACTAAGCCAAACAAAACGTGACGAGTGGAAAGTTTACAGGCAAGCATTGCGCGACTTCCCAGCGTCATGGACGCCATCAGACACCGCTAATTTTCCTTTTCAGCCGTCATGAGTAGCATTCTTTCACGCAAACAATGGGGTAGTCGAGGACCAAAAAGCCGGTTTAGCTACTTAAATAAAAAACGTGTAGTGGGTATCGCTGTGCATCATTCAGGCGTCAAAAACGGACCTAAAGGCGTAACAGCGGTAAAAGCATTTGAACGGCATCACATGGACGTTAACGGCTGGAACGCCATAGCATACAATTGGTTAATAGACGAAGAAGGCGTCATATATGAAGGCAGGGGCGCTGGCGTCGTATCAGCGGCTACACGCCCATACAACAGTCGAACGGAAAGTATTTGCTACACAGGAGACGGCACAAAACCAATACCAGAAGACACAATAGAATCGTTTGAATGGCTAGTAGCTGACATACAGAAAAGATACAGCAACAAACTATGGTTAAAAGGTCATCAAGAACTAGCAAGCACCAGTTGCCCTGAAAAATATATGATGGAATGGGTCAGACAACACAGAACCGGCAACAAAGTTGTACAACCTACAAAGAAGCCAGCGACTAAGGAACTACCCAAAACCTCACGATTGGTAAAACATGGTAGTCGAGGCGCTCATGTTAAGGTGATGCAAACACAACTTAACAAAAAGGGTTTTAAGCTGACAGTGGACGGAGTAGCAGGACCGCTATCTATAGCCGCATTAAAGAAATACCAACTAAGAGTCGGGCTTGTCGTTGACGGGCTATGCGGAAAAAACACATGGAGAACACTATATGCAGATTGATATAAAAGACTTACTAGAGCGAGTGATAAGCACATTCGTACAGGCAACAGTAGGCATGATAGGCGTAGACCAGATCGTAGACATGGGCGTTAGCGAATGGAAACTAATCTTAGGCGCTGGCGGCGCCGCCGTACTCAGCATGCTAAAAGGCTACTTTGCGGCACGCTTTACAGGCAATGATACTTGCTCACTAGTACGAGACAAAACCACTTCTTTTTCGGCTACTATGACCGGTGAAGAGGGCTAAACCCTTTTACATACTGGCACGCTGTGGGCTAGTTGCTACATTGTTGCTTGCATGGGTAGCACCAGCACAAGCCAACACAGCGACATGTAACACGAACGAAAACAACGAACTAATTTGCAACATAAACGTAGCTGACGGCGACGGCGTAGACCTAACCTTCACTATAGAGATCGAAACAACCGTAACCTTTACGACACATACAAGCCTTACATGTCCCACGCATGACCCAGACAGCATTTACGCAGACCCATACCTATACATTTTTGACGATCAAGACAACGTAATAGCAGAAGACGACGACAGCGCACCTTTTAACGACGGCGTAGACAATTTCTGCTGGGACAGTTACATACAAGCAACGCTACAAGCAGGAGACTACCGGCTGAACGCGAACGTATACGAAGACTACTACGGTGTGTACACGCTAGACGTCGAAGGCGTTGCTTTACAGGAAGAACAACCACAACCCACACCGACACCCACACCGACACCCACACCAACACCCGAACCAACACCCGAACCAACACCCGAACCAACACCCGAACCAACACCCGAACCAACACCCGAACCAATACCTACGCCACAGCCTACGCCACAGCCTACGCCACAGCCTACGCCGTTACCGCCTGCACCTACACCAGTGCCGACACCACCGCCCGTGCTTAGTCCATTTCCTGACGACTGGGTACCGCCCGATCTTGGAGCAACACCTGAACCACCTGCTTTTGTAGCTCCGTTACCAACAGTGGAAGAACTTGTAGAAGACGATCAAATACCAGATTTTCTAGATACAGGCGATGACGATGTTTTAGAATTTGGTAGATTTGATGACTTAACAGACACAGAGATAGACCTAGTAGAGCCGATAGAAGAATTAGTAGAACAGACATTAGAAGACACGATAGAAGAAGACTATGACATTTTAGACGTGTTTACCGATGAAGAACTAGAAGAACTAGAAGAAGAAGAAATAGAGATACTAGAAGAACTACTAGACGACCCAGACATAGACGAAGAAATAGTAGAAGACTTAGAAGAACTCTTTGATGAAGAAGAAATAACAGAACAAGAAATAATCGAACTCACAGAAAACCAAGACTACGAAGAACTACCCAGTGAAGCTAGGCAACAAGTTGTGCAAGCTGTGCAAGAAGCACCAGTAGAAGTAAGAGAAACATTTGAACAACAAGTAAACGTGTTTAGTAGTAACGATTACGCTAACTATGTAGCTGTAGGGTCACGCATTGACACAGAGGACCGAAAAACAGTTATCGCTGTTACCGCCGCCGCTACCGCAATATCTAGTAGTATTAGACCAACGGCTACCGTAAGCACTGGACCAACACCTACAGGGAGAATGCGTCGTGGTTAAACGATTAGCCAAAGAACTACTATATCTGTCACTAAGTTTGGCAGGCATCGGGCTTGTACTCATCACACTAACCGATCAAGTACTACGCTGGGCTATCTACATAAGTGCAATAAGCCTAGTAATGCACCTAGCAGGCGTAGCCATTGACTACAGACAGGACAACAACAATGACACTACAAGTAGCAATTAACACACTAGTACGCGTAATCTGCGTATTCGGTTATCAGGCTATGGCAGTTATAGGCGGCGCTAGTCTCATATCATCAGATATTAGCCCAGCTACGGCGGCTTTGCTTGCGGGTATTAGCGCTGTGGCGCAGGTTTTGCAGAAGTTGGCGGCGGCTTTTATGGATGACGGCAAGCTAGATATTGACGAGATTAACGCCGCTTTTGCAGGTACAACAAAAACAGAAAAATAAATATTTCGTAGTTTGGTGTTGACATAATGGTGTTGAATGTGTTTATAATATATTCAGCGCCGATATACGGTGCTAGAAAGGCTACACAATGAGAGATGAAAGAGAACTACTCGAAGAAGCTATCAGGGAAGCTCGTAACGGACCTATAGCACCTGCACACGATACCGATGATCAGACTTCATGGGGCGGTGGTGTCGAATATGCACATGACGGGTCGCACTCTATTGAGTGTTACTGCGATCATTGTATGGTCGGCGATGATTGGGGACTGTAAATGGATTACAAAATTATTAGGGTAACGCTAGACATAGCAGTACCTGACTATGGCGGCAAGTACGACCCGTGCGGTATGGATTACATAGACGTACACAGTGACGCGCAAAGTTTAGGTTTCAATGAACAAAAAATGCAATTAGTTGCTAAGGCTGAAAGTGACAGCTAATGAACACACAAGAAACATTTGTTATAAAAGCACAAGACCTAATTAAGGCATATCCCAAAAGGTATAGATTAGTTAACGGTAACTGCGCTTACCGCAACGCCCATATGCGTAACGGCAAAGTACATTTTGCATATTGGAGCGAAGAAACAAACCAACATGGGGTAAAGCAACTAGACACAGAAGAATTAGTTGAAGTGTATTTAGAACCAGAATATAAGGACAGCACACCAGCAAGCCTTAAACAAGCATTAGGCGATCTAAACAAAGCGATACGCAATGATTAGAAACTTGACACTGAAGCTGACACCGGCACAACATAGTGCACTATCAAAAGCCATTGATTACTGGGTAACTGTTTGTGACGATGAAATATTAAGTGACGATATCACATGGCGTAACAAGCACATAGGCGAAAAACGAGCTTTGCAAAACATAAGAATGTGGAAATGAAAGACATTATTTTTATTAAGTTACTGCCGGTGCATGACGAACCAACACGGCGTTTACTGATATGTCAGATAGGCGGACAAGAACAAGTAATTGAGTTAAGCATCGTTGACGCCAACCCAGTCGAAGTAGCGCTAACAAAACTTAACTTAGCGGCACACACGAACGACCATTTGCTTAACATTATTGCTACATGGTTAAACGACAAGATACGGCAGGAACTCATCGATTACTTAGAAGCGGTTGTAGCACCTAACCGGCACCTACGACCTATTCACAACACGATTGAAGCAATGCAAAAACAATACAACGCAGAATTTAGAGAGGAACAAGACAAATGAATCAACCGACATTATGGGGCGAGATAGGCGGCAAAACCGGCAACCATCACCCACAAACAAGTTACGAAGCTGGGCGCAAGGTACGGGCAGGCACACAAAAACACCAAATACTACGTTTACTGTACGCACACAGGGACGGCATGACAGCCTATGAAATGCGTCGCAGAATATTAAACGGCGCTGGTGAACCGATCAGCACCAACCAGATAGCAACACGGCTACTAGAACTACGAGAAGATAGCATGGTCGAATTCGCACGCGACAACATCACAGGATTAATAGTTGAGCGGGAAACAACACCGAACAACACGGGACAAGTACAGAAGCTTACACGCTGGGGCTACCAGAATGCCACGACAACTTAAACCGTGCGGTACTATCGGTGCCGCTAGACGTCATCAGCGCAATAATGAACCGTTATGCGCTAAGTGCCGTGCCGTTTGGTCACAGCATCAACATAAAATGTATATACAAAGAAAGGCTACAAATTAATGGCTACACAATTACAAGCATTGGCGAAGCGTATACCGCCAGCATGGATACAAACGAAAGGCAGTTTTAACGCCCGTTATGTGTCTCATGCGAACATAACACAAATGATACTGGCGACACTAGGACCTACTAGTCAACGTGTTGAACAGATCATTTACAACGGTGACACGATAACTGGTGTACTACTAACGATGACGTTCGTAATTGATGGCGTCACAGTGGAGATCACAGAATCAGGCGACTGCGAACGCCCAGACCCAGACAATAATGGGCGTAATCTAGCTAATTGCATATCAACGGCTTACAAACGCTGTTGCATGCGCACTGGAAAAGCCTTGCAATGCTGGTGTGATGATGACGAGATGTACATATTGGACAGGGTGTTAAACGAAAGAGAAGGGCAAGACATTGTTTAAGGCGTATATGTGCTTTATTTGGGTGCTGTCATACATAGCCGCCATACAAAATTTAAGCATGACAGGCTTCTTATTTATAAACGGTTTTGTAATGGCATTTGTGGGCTTTTACGGGTGGGATACGGTGCAACATGACACAGAATGAGCTACGCCATACGTTACCACCGTTTGCAATGGTGCCACGATGGATAATACAACACGAAAACCTTACAAGTGGCGCAGTTAGGGTCTACGCGTGTTTGGCTGATATGGCTAACCGTGACAAAAACTACGCGTTTCCTAGCCACAAAACAATTTCTGTCAAAAGCAATATGAGCGTGTCGAGTGTACGAAGGCACATAGACGAATTAGTAAACGTGCGCGCTTTATATGTGAAAGAACGGTTTAAGGAAGACGGAGAAGGGCAAACTAGCAACATTTACTTTGTTAAGTTCAAACAATCCACAACTGGGGATAAGCCTATGGAAAACACTAGCGAGGGTGTCACAGAGAACAGCCCCATAGTCACCGATGAGCAGGGGGGGTACTCACCAGTGGACAACGAAGAAGAACCTATTAACAATAACCTATATATTAAAGGTGATGATGTAAAAGAACACCTAGCTAATGCAAGAAAGATGTTAAAAAATGACAGATTCTAACGATGAAATATTAAACGGTGAACACAACGGCGAATACTGGCTAATGTGTAAAAAATGTGGTGATAGTTACAAAATGTCAGAACGTGATTACATGATGTATAGGGATGTGCGCTGGCGTTGTAGAGCTTGCGTTTATATGTGGCTATGAAGCAGACGCGTATGTTGTCGTTGGGTGCCGGTGTGCAATCAACTACGGTTGCGCTACTGGCGGTGCATGGTGAGATAGAGCCACCAGAACACGTTATATTTAGTGATACGCAAGTAGAACCGCAACAGGTGTACCAGCATTTTGAATGGCTAACACCGATACTAGAAAACGCCGGTATGCAAGTGCATACAGTAACGGTAGGTAACCTTATAGATATAACGCTTGCAGGCACATTCAACCCAATACCAACATATTTAAAAAGCGGGCAAAGTTTACAATTAGGGCGCAGGCAATGCACATACCAGCACAAAATACGCCCAATAGTAGCGAAACAACGTGAACTAATCGGATTAGGTTACCGACAGAAATGGAAACCGGAACACGGCAAGATAATAAATATGATGGGTATTAGCCTTGATGAAATACAACGCGCTAAAGACAACCGTGTTAAGTACATAAAAAACACGTTTCCGTTATTAGATCTACGCATGAAACGCACAGATTGTATAGCTTGGTTAAATAAACACGGGTATACCGCACCTAGAAGCGCTTGTTATATATGCCCATATCACAGCAACGCAGAATGGCGAGAACTAAAAAAAAGCAACGAATGGCACAAAATAGTTAAATTTGATAAAGACATGCGTAGAAAATACCCAGACACATATTTACACAAAAGCGGTAAACCAATAGGAGAAGTAGACTTACGCACTGAAAAAGAAAAAGGACAATACACACTATTTGACAACGAATGCGAAGGCATGTGCGGCTTATGACACTACTAGCCGCCTGCTGTCTACTATTCACACCGCAACCCGCTAACAATTACATTGATTGGGCGGCTATCGAACAATACACACTCTACGACTACCAGTATGAATACGGCGAAGAATCAGGCATGGTAGGCATGTTACAACATTGGTTAGGCATAGAAATAGACAACATTTACGGACGACGCACACACCGAGCGCATAGGCAAGAAGCTATGCAAAACGGCAAACAACTACCGCTTTACGACATTTACGTAACTGATAGGGACTTTGGCGCACAAGTCGAGCAATACCGCACACTGGTAGAACAAGCAATACAACACTTCGGCGGACCATTAACGGACGTACCTAGATTCCTACGAATAATGTCTTGTGAATCAGGCGGTAACCCTGACGCATACAACGCACAAAGCGGCGCTAGCGGTCTCATGCAACACCTACACCCCCCATACTGGGAAGCACGCGCACGATCAGCAGGCTACGAAGGCGCAAGCCCATTTAATGCAGAAGCAAACATCTACGCAAGCGCATACATCATCTACCACAGCCCTAACAGTTGGCACCACTGGGTCTGCACATAGGTAGGTAACACAACATGTCATTTTTTTTCAAACACTACCCCCCCTACAC